CCGACGTGTAAGTCTATTTATAGTTTTACATATCAGGAGTATCTGTACTCGAAAGGACTTATTGGTCTTGCCTTCACGTGTTGTATGACCGTGGGAGTGGGATCATCGTAGTCCTGGGTGGCTATCCTTATTGCCATCCGTGCGGTGCCCCCCTTCGGCCCTCCGTTCCTCTTGCGAGGAGAGAAGGGACGGGGTGGGGGGGTATGCCCGCCCGGGTAGGTGAGGGTAGTTCACCTGCGCTCCGTCAGCTTCGCCATGTAGATGGCCTTGACCCTAGGGGTCTAATTGGCTCTACATGGGAATAAGGCGACGAGTGCTGGTCAACTACGTGACCTTTGAACCTCCCACATCCACCATGGAAAGACTACAAGCTTACTATATTAAGACCAAACATCTTCTCGCTGTTCGGAAGCGACAACGTTCTCGTTCGTCGCGCGGTATGCTATACCGCCTTAATCGGTGGGCACATCTTGTCCATATGGTCAGGTGGGTTCGTGAGAATTTCTTTTCTCGCTCCGGGTGCACTCTAGATCTGGTTGCTGGATTTCTCGAGAAACTCGGGAAGGTATGGGTAACTAGGGGAACAGCATTTGCTATCTCCTGGTGTAAGGAGGGGCGTCAGTCCCTCCTTCGAGCCCTGTCCTCCCCAGAATCTCTAGAGTCTCGCAGAAGGCTTACCCGTCTGGCGAGGGTGTACCGCCTTCCCCTTCGGAAAACAGACCTGCTTGCGGTGTCGAAGGTTCACCTTCGACTTTACCTCACAGCTCTTATTATCCTTAGGGGGGAGCACCTCCCTCTAAAGGTCGACCTGGGTCCGATCAGGAACCCCTCTACAGTAACAGAGGAAGTTCTTGATCGTCTCCAGGAGCACGTAAGCGGGTTCTGGAGAGAGCTTAGAAAACTCTCTCGAGATATCAGGCAACCAATCGGGTGGCAGTCGTATCACTTCACGACTAAGAAGGGCCCCTCTGGGGGGAATGCGATGATGGAGGCGTGGGGGAACTTTCTGTCCCTTCCTTCTACTCTCCTTCGATCCATTTCCACCCTAGGTGGTCCCCATCTTACGCGTCGTATTGGGTTCCTTCTTTCGAATAAGACGATCTTCCAAGAGTTTCTGAAGGGTTCTCCTTCTGAAACCCTGAGAAGACTTGTCCCTATTCATGATAAGGAAGGGAAGACTCGGGTAGTGGCCATTCTAGACTATTGGTCTCAAACGGCCCTCTATCCGATTCATGCCTGGATCTTTTCTATTCTGAGAAAGATTCCCCAAGATATGACTTTTAACCAAGCAGAGTACAAGGATATTGTCCTGAAATGGGATACACCCGAGAAAAGAGTGAAGAAGTTTTCGGTCGACCTTACACAGGCGACTGATCGCTTTCCTATCTCTCTTCTCGTTCTGGTCCTCCGTGGTATCCTACCATCGGTTACTGTCTCCGCTTGGAAAGACATCATGATTGGCTACCCCTTCACCTTTTCGGGTGTCGGAGACGTCAATTATGGCGCGGGAAACCCTATGGGAGCTTACTCCTCGTGGGCAACCTTCGCACTTGCTCACCACTTTGTGGTGTTTGTAGCCTGCCGACGCGCTTGCGTTCGGTGGTCTACTTGTAAGTATGTCCTCCTCGGAGATGATATCCTTATTGGTGATACTAGGGTTGCCCGGAAGTATCTTCGGATCATTCAAGACCTCGGTGTTGAGGTGTCTCCTGGTAAAACGTATGAGTCTCACGACCTATGCGAATTTGCCAAGAGGCTACTCTACCGTGGAGAGGAGATTACTCCCTTTCCTCTCTCTTCCATTAGTGATCGACCGTGGAGTATCCCTACGGTCGTTTCTTCTATTATGGGAGAGGAGAGAAAGGGGTACTTCCCCATCTCCGGTATCCCTCAGGCTGTTAGAGCACTGCAAGAGTGTGCTTATTCCTATATTCCGGAGCGCCGTCTTCGTGAAGTACGGGATGAGGCATTTCTCTGTGAACTGGGGACTAAACTCCTTTCGGGGAGGATCTCGGCTAGTGAGTACATTCTCACTGTGAGCGGGGATCCCAACCTCCGAGGAGAGGGCGACTGGGGAGAATCCCATAGGGTTATCTTCGTCGCTCTAGCCCTCCAGTTCCAGCGGTCTCTTG